CTCGTGATGGATCATAGAGATATGTTCCATAGTGTTTGTCTGCAGTGATGACAGTTGCTTTCTTCAAGATGTCACGGTCAGTTTCAACCATCACATCACGTTTCAATGCAATAACAAATGCACCGTACTTGTTCACATCATCTGTATCAGTAGCATCAGCAGAGACTTTAACGAGGAAGCCTTTACCTTTGTCTACTTTGTTTGTACGAACGATCTGAACACCAAGCACTTCACCGAATGTTCCGTTGACGATTGTTTCCGCACCAAGCTCTGAACCTTTAGTCCAGTTTTGAGCTGCATCTTTACGAAGAGCAGCAGCGTCTGCTGGGTTAACCAAGGCAACATAAGATGCATCGTCTTCGTCTTCGAAGATGTCGAGGGCTTTTTGTAGGTTATCAACAGTAGTAGCTGTTTCGGCTACTTTTTGGACTGCGCCTTTCGCAGCTTCTACAAGGTCATTATCGATTTTGTTAGCAAGAGCAAGTGATGCTTGGTATACTGCTTGTCCGATTGGATCGCCAAGGCCTGAAAGAAGGGCTTCATCTGTGATTTCGTACCCTTTCGCAGCCTTTTTGATTGTCATTTCAGACTTCTTAGTAGTCATTTGATCCAAAGCGATGGCTACACCTTCCGCAACTTCTGCTGCATCTCCAGCGTATTCCCATTTAGGTACAGTGATCTTGTCGCCTGGCTGTCCTACAAGTGTATTGTCGACATAAGCAAGCGGGGTGAATTTGATTAGTTTAGGCAATTTAGCTGATACCATGTCAGCCATGACTTCTGGCACTACCATAGTAGCTTTTTGAGTAATTCCTTGTGGCATAAATTAATTATCCTTTCAATTGGTTATATAGTTCCGGGTTCGTTTGGAACAGTTCATTGCGGCTTTGATAGCCCATCTTGCGGAATTGTTCCTTGGTGATCCCTTGCCCAGTTTCTTCTTGCTTGGTTGGTGTCTTACCAACTAGCATCGTTTGTACTTTTGCGTCTGCAAGAGTATTTACGAGACCAATGAGTGACTGTACTGACTGTTGTGTATCTTCTGCATTATTGCGTACTACAAAGTCAAGTACTGTTTCATCAGCTGTGATTCCAGCTTCAAATAGCATCTTGGAAGCCTCTTTTTCGAGACCGTTGCGATTGAGTTGTGCTTCCAATTCGGCAATGCGTTCAGCTTGTTTCTTAGCTTCATACTCTGCTTTTTGCTCAGCGTTCATCTTGCGCAACTTCTCAGCTTCTTTCTCAGCTTTTTCAGCTTCTTCTTTCCACTTTGCAAATTTCTTGTTGATGATCTTGTCAACATCTGCGTCCGTGTACTTCTTTTCGTCTTTCGGTTCTTCTTGATGTTCTTCTGGTTCGGCCGTTACCTTTTCAACATCTTCAACCGTTTCGACTACTTCTGTTTCTTTGTTCATGCGAACCTCCTATTTTTAAAGTCATCCCTGACTGTGTTGTGTTCCATAGGTTTTAAAGTCATCAATGCTTGGACAAAATAAAAACCAGCCTTTCGACTGGTTGGATTATGCGATAAAATAGCAGTCTATTCCTGCTTGTCAAGATGTTGGATCACCTCTCAATCTCTGTGTTTCCGTTTGACTTCGTCAATCCCTGACAGTAGCCCGATTGTCATTGCATACCCAAACAAGAGGATAAGAAATAAACAGACAACCCCTGCAGTGACTGATACGATATTCCAAATATTCAAGGTGGCTCCTTTCTTTCTTTTTTGACAACAAAAAAAGCCGTAATATTACGGCTTTTTATATATTTAATAAGCGTATCCTGCATCTTTCTTCATAACATCAAAATCGTGTTTCAGCTTTTCATCTGTAAGGTAACGTTCAGCCAATGGGCCAAACGCAAACCCTTCTGGATTTGTCAAAATTTCAACGGCTTCTGCTTGATCTTCTGCAGTTGGTTCATTCGGAAATGACATCCACTTATAAAAAGAATCTAAAAGGATTTCAACAACAAAACCTTTTTGCTCTTTATCAATCAATGCGCATCGGCCATCTTCAAGAGTGACCAATATATTATTTTTAGATTCATCGACACCGATGATTTTATTTAATTTCAACAAATTGATCACCTTCTTTCACAAACAATTTTACACCAAGTTCCTTTAAAGACTGAATTTGGTTGTCGTTTGGTTTATCTTTTGTAAAGTACATGCTAGAAATATCAGACAACCCTATTTCACCGTGATATTGAGTTTCCAAGTAACGAACACCAAGAGCCTTGCTCGCTTCTTCTGGTGTTTTTATGTTCCCAGCTTTTAATAAATTCACTGTTTTTTTCAGTAACTCTTTATCAATACCGACCAAATTTGGACTGTTTGGATTATCTGCGACAAGTTCCTGATAGACTGCAGGGCCAAGGCTGTTATTTACTGTGAATGTTGTCTTGTCCGCTACGCTATCTTTTGCAAAGTGAATGATAACATCACCATATTGACTAACACCGCCCCGACTTGTCGAGTTGTGGACAAAGTCCTTGTAAGCGTCCTTATTACCGAAATAGCCATACTTTTCAAAATCAGGCTTCTTCAAGCGTTTGCCAGATAAGCCAAACAATTGATTTGTAGCTTGTCTTCTGTATTTTGTATTAACAGTCCCGCCACTTGTTCCTGTCTCGAACTGGTTCATGAATCGTCCAGATTCTATCAGTTTGTCAATGTTTGCAGACTTAAAGCGCATAGAATATGCACTGTTACTGATCACCTCTTTCAACACATTGCGCGAAAGTTCAATTTCTTCTGGTGTCAGTCTGCTTTCTATGTGATCATTATACCACTTTTTGGCATTGTCAACAAAATTTTGTAATGTTTTTTGTGCTAAATCTAAACCGCTTCCGAAAGAATCTCCGAAGCTGTGAGTTTCCTCTTTTTCTGCTTCATCAACAGCTTTGGTTTGCTGTTTAACTTTTTCACCGAAACCTGAGTAATGAGCAGCAACACTGCACCGACAAAATGGATGCATAGGAGCGCAGTTGCGACCAGATTCCATGTTTTCGACCTTAAAGATCTTGCCATCCAGTGGAGCGCATATCTTGCAAGCGCTTGGCTCTGCTATGTACTCATATTCATCATAGCCTTGTGATTCCAGACTATCTTTCTGCGCTGCCATTGCAACTCGTGAACCTTCTGTCACTGCCAAGCGTTTGGCTTGATGGGCAGATACACCGAATTCCTTCCGTAGCTTTGAAATAATCTGTGTTGGATTCTTGCCGAGGATCAGCAAGTCTGCGGTTGCTTTCTTAACGATATCACGCAGAGCATTTTGACGATCCCAGATACGACTGGACCAAGTAGCACCATTGAAGTTGCGATCTATAGCCTGTTTCATCGCAGTAGAGACTGTAGCTCCTTCTGACACTCCCAAAATACCAGCTTGACTCTTTAACCCTTGTAAGTATTCACCTTTTAAAAAGTTGCCTGTTTTCTTTTCTTCCTCGTTCGCAAGAGCGATCATTTGCAAGTCTAGCTCTTGCTGCAATGCTTCGAGTCTTGATACTCGCATTTTGAGGTTGTAGATAGCCAATTCTCTGTTAGCTATCGCACCAAAGTCTTTCTCTTCAACGTATCGTTTAGCCTTCTCAGCAAATGCAGCAACATCCATCGCATCAAGTCTTGCGATAACCTCAGAATAGGGAATATTCCCGTTCTTCTCAGCATAGCGATTGATAAACGTTCTAATTTCCTTATCAATCTCGTTGAAGTAGTAATCATGCATCTTCTTCAACTCAGTCGCATAATCTTCATCACGCTTGATTGCTGCTCTCTGCTCCAGTTCAACACGGTTGCGCCAGTAACTATTCTGTCTGACGGTCTCTGTCATCCTCTACACCGTCCTTTTCTTTGTCGCCTTCTTCTGCATCCTCATTGATTGCAAGGTCGCTCATACGCTCATTTAGAGCCATTTGCTGATACAGTGCGCTATCTTTCTTGGTTTCCTCTTCCATGCGTTCAAGCTCTTCTTTCGGATCTTGCACGATAGACAAGACAGATAGTTTAGTTTCGTCTGATACTTGGCCATTTAACTGGCTTACGATCTGTGCTTCTTCAAGCGTGTTCTTAGGCACGTTACGAGTAAATTTGTAATTAAGTTCAGACCATGCATCTGCTGGTACTTGCGTAGTTGGCACTGACAAGACGACCTCGTACAATCGATTAAATCCAGACTGCATCTTGCGGTCTTTTGATTTAGCGAGATTGTCCATCGCTTGCAATTTATAAGCAAGAGCTGTCCCTGAGCTATTACCAAAGTCTTTGTCTGACAGGTTGGCAACCATTGAGATATTAAAGATCGCATCACGCAGTAGCACGATAAGGTTCTCTTGTGTCTGGTCTGCGTTTGGTTTCTGCAGGAAGTCAACATCTAACTGACTGCCACTTTCGCCCCACAAGTTAAATACACGATTATCACGGATGCTCTTACTTACTTCATCGTCTAACTCCATGCCGATGATCTTTAAGTAAGCATCTGCGAAATAATCAACATCATTTGCTTTCTCACTGACCGCTTTATTGAGTGCATTAAGCAATGTCTTCACGCTCTCGAAGATTCCTCTGCGCTCTTCATTTTCGATCACTTCTATGATTGGGAGATGTGAGTAGATGTGGTTAACTCGCTCACCAAAATGCACATCACCAGCGTTATCAAGGGTGAAATAGATTATTTCCTTATCGGTCACAACCTCACCAGTTCCAGCAGCAGTCTCTTCATCGATCATGTAGCGTACAGCGAATTTAGGACGCTCTGCAACAGAATTGTCATGCACAATCAGCATATTCATCGGGCTGTTGTATGTCGCTCTAGTGTTTGCATCTTCGTCTTGATACACATACCAAAAAGCATGACCAAAGATGTCAACTAACTTGGATAGTTCGCTCTCGCTGTCTTCCATGTCGTTGAATTTTCTGAAATCGTTGACATAATCACTAATCACTTGATCGTCATGTGATACAGTGGCTGGAATACCGATAAAATACCCATTGAACATGTCTACGATGTATTTTGCATAGTTGACAACTAGACGATTGTCAGGCTTCCATGTGTCTTTAGCTCTGGCATGTAGGATCTTGTGATCTGATAGATATAAGTTTTCGTTTTCTCGATAGATTGGTACGAGTCTGCTCAAATGCAAGCGAATTGCTTCTGTTACAATCTGTGCAGTTACTTCTGTGTCTACTGGTACAGTGAGCAATCGCTTGTTATTAATTCTGACTTTTGTCAATTAAAAGCCCCCTTTAAATGTTTTGATTTTAGATTTAGTAATCTTGTCTTGGATTGCATAACGTATCGCATCCAGACAGTGGTTGTAGCTATCTACAGGCTCATTGATGTACTCATTTGTAGCCTTGTCTTTTTTCCATGTGTAATTCTCTAATTCTTCGATAGTCTTTACACATCGTTCGTCTACTATCCACTCGTACTGCAAGAGATACTGGATTCCTTGCATGACTGAGCCAGCACCCTTTTTGACATCAATAACCCGACTGATTCCAAGATTTCTAAGCTCTTGGTTTGATTTCTTCTCAGCCGAATCAGCCCTAATTTGCTCTTTCGCATACCCAAGGGCGGTAATACTCTCCGCAATTTTGTCATTTGTCAGTCCTTTTTTTACATATTCCTCGACAACGTACAACCTTTTGCGGTCATCATCGATTTTCACATGCATAAATGCGCTCGGGTCGTTAATAAACCCATAGTCAAGGCCAAAATAGGATGTGATTTGTCTTAAATCGTCCTTATTTAGCAATGCTTTCGTGTATTTTGGGAAAACCAGCTTGTCAAGAGTCGCAAATTCTCCCAAAGCGTAAATTTTATAGTACGCTTCGTTACGATTGGCCAATTCCTCGATATTTTCCCGTGTAACTGCGTCTAAAAAGCGATTATCTTTGTAAGTCGTCTGATATACGACTGTGTTTTTTGGTTTTTTAACAAAAAAAGCATTATAAACCCAGTTTGCTTTAGAAACCGGGTTGAACATTAAATATATTTGCTTTTGTTTATGTGCTTTATCCCGTAGACGAAGTGTGAGCTGTGTATAGTCGTCAAGAGTGAACTCAGACGCTTCTTCCATGACCACATCAGAGATACCCTTGATGGATTTTATTTTCTCTGGGTTATCCATCCCTTTAAAGATGAACTCCGCGCCATTTGGTAGCTCGATACGAAATGCAGACATGTTGATTTTGCACATGTTGAGAATACCAAAGTATGACAACGTCGCTTGTACATCTGCGAATACCGAGTCACGGACAGTCGCGCCTACCTTTCGAAGTACAAGAATCTTTCGTGGCTTCTTCCAGTCTTTCAACGCCTTGATGACAATCTTTTGAAAAACTCCGTGACTCTTACCAGACGAAGCACCGCCATAGTGAACCTCTGTGAATGTGTCGTAGTCAAATAGATGATCGTAGATGTGTCTGTTGAATACTTTAGATGGGTTGATGTTAAGTTTGATCGTCATCCCAACCACCTACATCAATCACAACCGTCTGCGTGGTGTCTGTTTCGACTTTCTCTGTCCACATCCTGAATCGCTTGCCGAGAAGTTCTGCAGCCTTGATCCTGTCTTTAGCTCCAACATCAATGTCAATAACTTCCTGTCCGAGTTCACCGATACTACATAAAGTTTGCTCTTGGGTTTCCCCTCGCATTACCGAAGTCAGGTAAGTAAGCACCTCTTCCTGCGTTGCAACCTTATCAGACGCAAGCTGAGCTAACCTCTCGTCGATATATGATTTGATTGCAGTATTTTGTAGTAGCTTAGATGCGTTTGTATTAGCATATTTAGAGCTATATCCTGCCTTGATAGCTGCATTCGTGGCATTTCCGCTGATGATGTACTCATCTGCAAAACGTTGCTGTTTTAGTGACAATTTATTGATTTTCCATCACCCCTTTCGTGAAAAAAATAAAAAAAGATCGGTTTAAATCCGATCCCGTTGGTATCAATAAGAAAGACAAGGAGCATGTAACGTGAAAAATCATCAAAACTATTTTTTGGAGATAAAACTTTGAAAAAACGCTCAAACTGCTTAGAGTAGATGTCCTGTTCTCCTTGTCCGTACTACCATAATAGCACATTGTCATTACCATAATGTCCGTTTGTGTGTCATAATTTTAAAGCTAAATGTTCAATACCAGACTTCTTAGCTCTTTGGTAAGTTGTGCGTGAACAATTTAATTGTCCTGTTGTCTTGATCCAGTTGTAGCCGTTGACATAAGTATAACGCAATACAGCTCTTTCAAGTGGATCTTCTAGCTGGTCGATTGCATTGATAGTCTTTCTGCTTTCAGACCAAAGAGTCATGATTTCATTTTCGATCTTTTCTTTCTCATCAATGATTTTTACATTCAACTCTTCAGTCTTGTTACCTTGTCTACTTCCTTTTGGTTCGTCAGAGTAGACTTGCGCTTTTTGTACGAGTGATTCGAGAGCAAAGATTTCCTGTCTCTTTGATTTGATTGTGTCATCGAGAAATTTAAGGTTATTCAGTCGTTTTTTAACGTTCATCCACCTACCCCGTTTTCTTCCGCCGCCTGTTTAACTTCCTCCGCACGTTGTCTCTCTCGCATCTGGTACTCGCTGTTTAATTTATTTAGAATAGTATCCTGCATTGTATTCTTCTCAGCCATTCTCTGGATAGACAGCTCATGCTCTTGTACCGTCCATTCGAGATCGTGGCATTTAGTATTTAGCTCATTGATCCGTGAATTTAAGTTAATACACACGATCAGAAATACTAACGATACTGATGTGAGGATTGTGTAAAATAGTTTAGTCATGTTTCTCCTTTCTACTCAATATTCCCACAATGATAGCACCGATAAAACCAATTACCCAGATTGCCCCGATAATCAATTCTACGATGTCTGATAATGTCAAAGCAAAGATCATTTCGTTTCTCCTGTAATTCGATTTTTTAAAATCTTGAGTGCTATGCGTTCGCCAAACATGTTTGTATAAACAACATAGTCCTCTTCTTCCCACTGATTCTTAGTATATGGATATCTGTTTGGTCGTGTCATTCTGTTGCTCCTTCCCTAAAAACTGATTATCAAGCATCAACTACTGGAAAATGGATATTTCCGATAACTAGAGAACCTACGCTATAATAATAGCCAGCATTCCCGTCATTAGCCTCGCATTCGGCTAGAGCTATCGGGTTCTGGTTATGATAAATAGTAACCGTGTTTGTACTGGTAGTTGTTCCCCAATCGTCTTCTTCTCTTGCTTGTTCTCCGATTTTGACATCTGTAATTACTGCGTCAAGTTTCACATTTTGGAATTCTCCTCCAGCAGAGGCACAACAGTCACTTTCAGACATTTTAATAGTGACCTTTGTGCCATCTTCGAGTAGCAGAAACTCTTTATTCCATTTCACAATTCGTTTATAGAGTAACAGTTCTTTCAGTTCTTCCAGAGTTCCATAACGTGCATTCTCTCCAAATGGTGCATAGTATTCTGGCAATTCTATAGTTTTTGTCATTCTTCTACCTCCAGCAATTTGGAATTTTCGTAAATGTTGCCGATAACTTCAAAGTGATAATAAGAGAGATATAGTGGTTGCCATTCTGTTGTTCTATTTTGCAACTCATCTACAAACTCGTAAATAAAACTAGCATAAGATCCGTGCCATTTAACAATGACCTTTCTACCGTTATAATCAAGGATATCTTTTTCAAAGATTTCCTTGCCATTCTTATCTTTGAGTCCTGTGGATTGCATGAGCTCAATTTCATCGAGATATGCTGTGATGTAATCATTCATGACTGTGTCATTTAATTCTAGTTCTTCGATTAAATCATCTTGAAACCACATGGATTTTAATGCCATCATTCTGCCTAATTCATGGTGCCACGCTCTAAATTTTGGAATCATTCTGTTACCTCGCTGGTCATTAATAATTTTTTTAGCTTACTTATCGTTTCAGAAGTGACAGATACACTGTTGTTTCCATTCGTGTAAGATGTTCTCAAAATAATCATATTTGGGCCAATAAGTATGCGTGCGATGTCATCTACGTTAATAATCATATTTTCTTCGTATCCTTGATACATTGTATTTATTTCAATAAATTTCGGAATCATTCTTTCATTTCCTTTACTTCAACCCCCGGACAATTAAACACCCAACCAAATCCGGATATTTCTAACTCCTTGCGGGTGTGAGTTGTTTGTCTGCATTTACTATTGCGGTTATCTTTCGAGAAAAAATACACTTGTGTTACAAGACCAAAAACCAAAATATTTTCGGAAACATTACCTTTAATCTTCACCAAATACCGCTTTTCCTTTTCGATTTCATACCCATCCAACCAAGCACGGGCAAAGAGCTCGGAATTATCCCAATACCATTCTGCAACTCTATCAGACATGGATGCATCTATTGAGTAGGACAGCGTATGACCTAGCTTTTTCTGTTCTGCGATAAAATCCGCCGCAAACTGCGGGATCGTGACTTTTTCAAATTTCTTCAACATACCGCCCACAAGGACACCGCCCTGCTCGGTTTCAAACGTTATTGCCACTTTATTATCTTTTGCGTTTTCTGTGATCGAAAATGTAGGTTCTGTGAACAATGTATCTTTCAAATTATCAAATAATGTGTTATTAATGTGTTCAATTAATTCTCGTTTATTCATTTTCCCACCTTATCAACTTCCATACCTTCGCAATCAAACACCCAGCCTAAGTCTAATTTTTCAAGATCAGATTTTGTAAAATTAGATCTAAAACTTGGATCGAAATGTGGACCTAGATCATCATTGCATAAGTATTGTTTCGTAGCTTTGAACTTAACTGTATACTTTGGTTCTTTCTCGACTGTGTAGCCATACAACTTCATCTTGACAAGTGTTTCCACAGGGTTGTTTGCAGTCTTACCTAACCACCGGGAGAAGATTACATTTTCTCGTTTTTTAGGTTCAAGATTATACTTCATCCAATCCCAAATATTATACTCAAGATTATCTTTATACTCTTCGTACCAATCCACCACAAACTGTGGTACGACTGGCTTCTGCGGTTCGTCTAGTTGTTCGATTAGATCTAAAACAATTTCCTTGTTTATTCGTGGTATATTCCACGAAAGCGAATATTGTAAATTATCAATTTTCTCAATCAACTCTTGTTTATTCATTTCTATTTCCCTTCTCTTTCTTCTGCTTCAAATTGCATCCATACCAGATCCTCATATAAGCCTCTGGCTACTTTTTTAATATCACTCAAGTCTTGCGCGCTCATTTTTTCTGGCTCGCGTAACAAAGATATCTCGATGTTAGTTAATTTTTGTATGTACTGTTGGCGTTTTGTCAATTGCTTTTCATCTTCTTTTTCGGTCAAACAATTGTCTGAAACGCCCATAAGATAAGACGCATCAACTCCAAAAAGTTCTGCCATTTTTTCAGCATATACAGTCTTAACACTGCCCCCGTCTTCCCATCTATATATCGTTTGAAATGATACTCCGAGAAATTCAGTAAGATCTTTCAGTTTTACCTTATTTTCTTTTCTTAATTCTTTAATTCGGTTCACTTTCCAGATCCTCCTCTTTCACAAAACTTCCATCAATCCATTTACCTTTGCGGTCTTTGATTTCGTTATATGCCACCTCAAAGCAATCCGCAAAGTCGTAGTCGAATGCCTTACTAATAGATTTAAGATAAGCCACCGCACGTATTAGATTATGACGGCACATTTCTTTGCTTGCCAACTCTTGCGATAGTTGAAACTCAGAAATGTTTGCATTTAACAATTTAAAACATTCCATCGCATCCTTGCGTCTGATGTTGTCTGATTCCTCAAAGATACCATGCACATCCTCCTTAATTAGTAATGCAAGTCCTACAATAACCACCGCACAATCACCAATACTATCCTTAGTTAGTTTCTCATTTCGCTTAAGATATCCAGCGCATAGCTCGCCAAATTCCTCACTCAATTTAAGAGCCTGCTTGTCTAATCGTCCACCGTGTTCCAAATCACGGTCAATAAACCATTTCTTTGTTAACGTTACTAATTCCTTTTCCAATGCCATGATATTTTTATTAATCCTTTCCTTAATTGCTCGTGATCTTCCAACCACTGCTGTTTTGCCGATGTTTTTTTGTATGAGTAGATCACTACTCGTATCTTGAAGTCGCTGTCGATCCAGTCTGATTGACCGTTTAATTAAATCAATTTCCATAATAATCTCTATCTACTTTACTAAAATAGGGGAGTTGCTCTGCTCCCCTTTTTCAGAAAAACAGATTAGAGGGCCTTTCTAAATTTATAGTGAGCAATGACTAGCGAGTGGAGTTGCACTACTCAAGGAGTCTACAGCTAGCCAGCTATCGGGACGGGTCGATAGTGTGAAATAAAGAATGTATCATAATGAGTCCTAATCCCGTCCTAATCCTATAGAGGGAATCGAACCCTCTGAGGTTTCCAAGTCTCGCCCAGCATAGGACGTGATGGATCAGCAGCATCACTATGAACTATCATCATTACTGACCTATGCAGTCTTGCTGATCTGGTCGTAAGCGTATATCAGACTTACTTGTATGTAAATTTGTGAAAAAGAGGACTCTCCTTTATTATTTATCGGTTGATATACAGTTTTTTTGAACCGTGTGTTAAGGCATAAAACCAGTAGTTTTATCACGATTCAATTTGAAGCGCCTCACTCGCTTCGCATCAGTGTCTTATTTTATTGTTTGTGAGGTATGACTAGCAGACCTGTTAGAGTCTGCCAGCCTGAATTAAAGACCTAGCTTTAAAGCGCGTTCTATGTAATATTCCTTTATTGCTACCCGTCTCTTACTTGGCTTTTTAAGTATGATGCTTTTGTTAGAATTGTCATCCATTTCTGCGAATTGTTCCCTTGTTTCTTTCGCTGCCCTAGATTTCCTTTTGGTATTTTCTAAATAGTAGTCCATACACTCTAAAAGAAATTCATCATTTAGCAATCCGTCAAAATAAATCAAATAAATCGGAGACGGCATCTCGTTTTTTCTTCTCGACAAAGAAATATATTTTGCTACTTCTGCAGGTCGTTCTGCGCCCTGATTCTTAAATACCTCAGCGTACTTCTCGTATTTACCAGCCAACTCGTCATATTGTTTAAAAAATTCTTCCACTAGTGACATTATTCACCCTCGCATATTCAAGTTTTTTCGCCTTTCCATTTACTAAATTTTTTTAATTTTGATTTCAATTCGTGGATTTGGCGAGTAGACTTTTTTGGTTGTATGCTCTACAACTTGGTTATCGTCCCACCAAATGCAATTAGCGTCTGAAATGCTGTCATATATTGCTTTTTCCAAATTGTCCAAGTCTGGCTTCTTGGCGCAGTATATTCGCTCATTCATAAATCGTTCGTATCGTTCCCACGTTTTAGCCTTGGCTTTTGGCGTGGGTTTCTTCGATACGACTTGAGGTGCTTTCAGATAAAACGCGACTTCTGCTTTAAGATAACCTTGCATCTTCTCGCCTTTATATAGACTTTTAATGAGGTATGTTGCTGATCTGCGCCACGCTTTCATCTTCGGGTCTTCGTATGCCCCGCCTCGCCCAAATTTTGGGCGGGTTTGGGCTTTTGGCTCGATAGGTATTGTTAACTTAATCATCTTAAAGACCTAACATTTTTTTGATGAAGCGATCAAAGTCATCGTGGTCACTTCCTTCGTTGCTTTCATCCGGCTCTTGTAATTCTGATCCATCTTCTTCCGTGATCTCGTATTCTGCTTTGATTTTAACAAGACGGCCACCTACTGCTTCGGCAATGTTGTGTACAGATCTCTCTGATTTTTCATTTCCTTTCTCGAAAATCAACGCACAGCGAACCTCATTAGTAAAGTCAGCACTAAACGTCAATGCGTTTTCTCGATTTTTATATCCTGCTAAAAATTTGTTTGTTCCATTTTGTGCGATTGCGTAAAATTCTTTTTATTGTTTCATGTTATTTCTCCTTTTTTAAAATAAAGTTAGTTGCTGTTTAAAATCTGCCAGAGTAAGTCCGATTGATCTTAGGGCGTTACTAATAGCGACCAAGTCGTTGGTAACAATAACTTTGTTCAATTCCTTTGAATACCGCTGTGTTTCGTATCCGCCTAAATCGTCCTTATTCCAGATGTCTTGTATAG